AAGTCATCACCAAAAAATCGTCAAGGAAAATATTAGTATATTTGTAAAAACAATTTAACAATGAAACAAGGATACAACGCAAGACTCGATGAGTCATTAGGAATGAAGCACAAGGGTGCTCACAAACAGTCTATGAAGTCTCGAAGAAACGAGTCTAAGGCAATGTCTAAAAAAGACTACGGTCACGCTTACGGTGGAGACCACTCAATGTCTTACGAGCACAAGTGCATCAAGGACGGAAAAGTTCACGAACACTTAGGAAAATTAATTCGTAAGTAATGAGCTTTAAAAAAGTTGCAGCTAAGATTGCAAAGAAGGGAGGCTACTCTAAGAAAGCAGCCTCCGCTATTCTTGCAAGTGCAAGTCGTAAGGCTTCTGCAAAAGCTAAAAAGAAAAACCCTAAACTAAAAAAAGTAAAGGGTAAAGCAAAAAAGAAATAGCTATGGGCAAAGCTTTAGTATGGTTAGGAAATAAAATCATCGCATTTGGCTTGTGGTGTAAGAGAACTTGGAATAAGTTCATCAGTAAACTCATGTTTAAAAACGTATAAGTAATGGCATATAGAATATCACAACCTTTAGCACCTACTCAATTTCCACCTGACAAGAAGAAGAGGCAGCAACGAAAAAAGAATCGAGCAATCGACAAGGAAGACAAGAGAAAGAGGAAAGCTGAAATAAAAAGACAGGCAACTAAATCTCGTAGCGGACTAAAAGCAGAGGGCACTTATGATGTAGATGTATCAGGAGAGCGTAAGGTAAAAAAGAAGGTAGCCAAGATTCAGAAAAAGATTGACAATTTTTCTGACAAAAAAGACGCAAGACAGAAGAAGCTTGTAAAGTCAGGGGTGAGGAGAGAGACTCGAAAGAATCAACTTCTTCAGAAACAAGTTGAAGCTAAAAGAGTTACTAAAGGCAAGTTGGGAGAGGTAGGTAAAAGAACAAAAGAGAAAGTTCCAAAGGACAAGACTGTAAAGAATAAGTCTAATGCCAAAGCAAAAAAAGATAGTGGTACTTTACCCTCAGGGAAGTATAAACCTATAAGAAGGGGTATTCAGATAAACCGTTCTAAGACAGGTGGCGGCGGTAGAAGAAAAGACAACACAGCTATCACCAAAGGAAAAGGTTTGTTTGGTAAAAACAAAAAGATATAAGGATGTCTCACGTTAAAAAGAGTCGAGGACTCGGTGACAGCATCGAGAAGTTTACCTCAGCAACAGGAATAAAGTCTATGGTTAATAAAGTGTCAAAGGCTATTAATAAAGACTGTGGCTGTAGTGAGCGTAGAGATACTTTAAATAGAGTGTTTCCTTTTAAAAATAACAATAACAATAAATAAAAATGGCTTATCAAAAATTACAAGTAAGTAGGGCGTTAGCAGTAATACCAAGTAATACTGTAAATATTCCAAATCCCGCAGTGCTATCAATCAGTAGTACAGCAACAGGTACTTCTGCAGGAAAACTTATAGATTCGTCTCAAGACTTTATAAGTGAAAGAGTAAAGATTGGAGACATTGTTTACTCGGGAGTAACTGCAGCAACAGTAACTGCAGTGGATAGTGCGACTCAGTTAAGTGTCAGTACAGGTATTGCTTCAGGAGCAGCTTATAAGCTCTTCAGTAATGACACCCCAAATAATGGATGTGTTTTGTACATAGGAGGAGCTGCGGCAGGAGTAGTAGATGTTGAAGTAGTAACAGCTGCAGGAGATGAGGTTACGTTTAAGAGTGTATCTATAGGTAGTTTTTTACCTGTTCAAGTGATACGACTTAAAGCCGGAACATCAGGTGGTGCAGACGTATTAGCATTGTGGTAGATGTTAACAGGTCCATCAATAGGAATAGGAATAAGAATATGGGACGGGACTGTAACTGATTCAGGACCCCCCGTAGAAACGTATTTTATATTAAGTGAAGCAGATGATATTTTAGAAACTGAAGCTGCAACACCTGAAGAAATGGTAACGGAGGAAGCTCCATAAATAAACTAAAATGGCAAATAAAAAGTTTTCACAATTTGATGAAAAAACAAACCCTGCTGACGTTGAGTATGTAGTAGGTTATGATGGTTCAGATAACGTAAGAATATCTCCATCGGATTTGGTTCCAACCGTAACAGTTCCGGTAGGAGCTAATCCAACTGCGGAAGTTGGAGCAACTGCGGTAAATGGAACTGCCTCTACATTTATGAGAAGTGACGCTGCTCCTGCATTAAAAGATAGTGGGGTTACTCCCGATACTTATGGCGATGCAAATAACGTGGCTCAAATAAGAGTGGATGCAAAAGGTCGGGTTTTTCAAGCAACTAATATTCCTATTCCCGCAAACCCTACGTCTGCAAATCCTACTGCAGAGATTGGTGCTACTGCGGTAAACGGTACTGCATCTACATTCATGCGAAGTGACGCTGCTCCTGCATTAGAAGACACTACGGTAGTTGCAGGAACTTACGGCACTCCGAAAAAAAATGTAACAATTCGTGTAGACGCTAAGGGTAGAGTAGAGGATGTTCAAGAGGTTACTCAATCTATAACTTCTACTAATACTAACGCAGGAGAGCTTCCAATATTGACCGCAACGGGAGTAATAGAAAGTACAAACGAATTAACCTTCACACAAACAGGAAGTACAAATTCACTCCCAACAATAGGTATAGGATTAGGAGGAGCTGCTAACACTAAAGGTGCTTTAGAAATAGAATCATTTATTGATTATAGCGGTCAGCCATTTGATTACTTTTTATATACGGGTTCATTTTATATACGGGTTCAGGCGGACCTTTCCTGAATTTTGCGGGAATAGGTTTATTTGCAATTAGTGTTCACACTAATGGACGGGTAATGAGCAGTGGCTTGCACGTCTATTCTGATGAAAGAATTAAAAAAGATATAGAGGTAAGTGATTCTAAAAAAGATTTAGAAACCCTATCTAAAATAGAAATATCTGACTACACATACATAGACCCTGTCAAGGGTGGTTCCGAAAAGAAAGTTATAGCACAACAGGTTAAGAAACATTATCCTATAGCTGTGAAAGAGGGAACTGATGTCATACCTTCTGTACTTCAGCACGGAGAGATTAAGAATGGAATAATAGATTTAGAGGTAGACTGTGTTGTTGGGGATAGAGTTAAATTAATATTCCCTAATGGTGAAGAAGAAATAGTTTCGGTTCTTGAGGTAAACGAAAAAAGTATAAGAGTTGATTCTAAGAAAAATGATAAGGTAGTTGTTTATGGTAAAGAAGTTAATGACTATCAAACAGTAGACTACGATGCTTTGTCTATGCTTAATATTTCAGCCACACAAGAACTATATAAAATCATAAAAGAATTAAAAGAAGAAATCGCAGAACTAAAAAAAAATAAAAGTTAAGTGATAAAATTTTATTCAACATACACACATAAGATTAATATCAACTACATAATAAAAAGATAATGTCACAGATAAATGAAAAGACCAAAATTAATTTAACACCTAAGAATTTATTTTTTATTATTGGTCTTGTGACAACTTTTGTAAGTATGTATTTTAAGCTTCATGCAGAAGTAGAAGATGCAAAGCGTTTACCTGCAAGAGATGAACAGGTAGATGTAGCTATCATAAAAACATCTAATGAGATAGAGTTTATAAAAGCAGAGATTGTTGAAATGAAAGGTCAGCTTCAGACTATGGAACAACGTCTCTATGAACTTCAATAATAGATTATGGGAAAATTATGTCCGTGCTGTAAGCAGCCGTTACAAAGTAATTCTAAATACGTTTGGATTCTCGATAATGGTCACGGAGGGATTGTTGACGGCGTGTATCAGACAGCCGGAAAACGTAGCCCTATTTGGGCAGATGGTACTCAGCTATTTGAAGGTGAGTTTAATCGTGCTATAGTAAAGCGTATCGCTAAGTATTGCGATAAAAACAATATAGATTATATCAACTTGGTAGACACCAATGAGGATGTGCCTTTATCTACAAGGGTTAAGATGGCAAACGAGGTCTATCGTGAGTCAGACAAGCCTTGTATATATGTAAGCATACACGCAAATGGATTTAGCGATGAGTCTGCAAATGGATGGGAGGTGTTTACATCTCCGGGAGAAACAAAGTCGGACCATATAGCAACAGTGTTATACGAAGAGGTAGACAAGGAGTTTCCTAATTACAAAATGCGTAAGGATACAAGCGATGGTGATGTGGACAAGGAGTCAAACTTCTATGTACTCATACACACAGCGATGCCTGCTATACTATCTGAGAATTTTTTTATGACAAACGAGAGAGAATGCAAGACGCTTTTACTTAGCGAAGAGGGTAGAGACCGAATTGCAAATGCTCATATTGAAATGATAAATAAAGTAGAGAACGAATGACAGATTTTATAAAAAGAAGAAGAAAGAAAAAAGCTCAAGACCTTAGAAAGGGAAAGGGTACTCAAAAAAATTCTGACAAGACGGTGTCTACGCACAAGATGGAATGGGGGGAAGACAAAGATGCTTCAAAAAAAAGAGGTAAGAAAGTATATACTGTAAATCCTTCTATTGCCCCTACAGGTAAAGGGGGTAAGTACGAACCTCAGACATACAAGCAAGCGATAGAGCGTGGCGAGGTCTTTGAATTTAAGAAAGCAAAAAGAGCTGAAAGGTTCGCGGCAGGTTCTTGGAAGAAAGGTAAAGATAAAAGAGAGGCTATGAAGGCTTACCGTAAAAAGAAGAAAGAAGAAAGAAAATCAAATAAAGGGAAATGAAAGAGATTTTAATGAGACTGTTCGGTAAAGGGACAGATGTAGCCGGAAAGGTTGGCGGTTTGGTAGACCGATTCGTAAGAACTAAAGATGAGAAGGCAGAGTTTGAAAAGGAGATGACAAAGATTCTAATAGACGCTGAAGCTGATATGCAGAAGAACGTCACCGAGAGGTGGAAGTCAGATATGACTTCAGACTCTTGGCTGTCAAAGAATGTGCGACCATTGGTTTTGATGTTCTTAATTTTCAACACTATGCTGTTGATATTTATTGATGCAGGGTATATTGAGTTTAAGGTTGAGGCGAATTGGGTAGACCTACTACAGGTTCTTTTACTTACTGTTATTGCTGCATATTTTGGTGGTAGAACAGTAGAGAAGACAAGAAAGAAATAATTCCTATCTTTGTAAGAAATAAAATATAATACAATGAAAGTTAGTGAAAAAGAATTAGAGACAATTCGTGGGTTACAGAATGAGGTAATGACTATGAAGGAGAAGTTAGTAAATGCCGAACTACAGAAGCATTCAATACTTAAAGGTATAGAAAGACTAAAGGAGCACTTTGCTAAACACGAAAAAGAATTAGTAAAAAAATATGGAGCCAATGCTGTCATAAACTTAGAGACAGGAGAGGTGTCAGAAAAAAAATAAAAGATGGCAAGAATAAGTACATACGATAATGCAAAACCGGTTAGCTTAACTGACAAAGTTATTGGAACAAATGTTACAGGGAGTCCTTCAAACGTAACCAAGAACTTTTTAATTTCTGACCTATTGTCTTTATTTCAAGACAACATAACACTTCAAAATGTACTTGATGCCGGAAACACAGCCACAGAAGATATCAACCTTACAGGAAATATCTCTATTGATGGAGGCAACCTTACGTTGAACTCTACCGCCGATTTATATGTGGGTGGTCTTTTGATAGATTCCACAGGAGCAACAGGAGCTTTGGGTCAGACCCTTACTTCTGATGCAAGTGGTAACCCTGTTTGGGGTTCCGGTGGAGGTGGAAGCCAAAACTTAGAGCAAGTATTAGCTATAGGTAACACAGCTACAAATAACATTAATCTTACAGGAGATTTAAATCAGACAGGTACTATACAGCTTATAGGTAACATAGAGCAAACAGGTAATATAGAAATTACTGCGGGCAATATAGAACTTGTAGGTGATATCGAGCAAACAGGTAATTTTACTATAGTAGGTGACCCTGATATAACAGGAGATGTAACACATTCGGGGAGCTACTTGTTTGAAGTTGGTCAGTTTAAATTAGAAGCTACAGCTTCACTTTTTTTAGAAGGTACAGTTAAAGACTCAACGGATACTTTAGGTTCGGATGGAGAGGTTCTTGTTTCTGATGCAAGCGGTAACCTTACTTGGCAATCTCTATCGCAGTTACCAACTACTACTACAGTAGATTCTGCGACTGACCCTTCAGCAAATGCAGATGTAATATTTTACAGTGCAAGCTCAGGGGGAGGCACAATTTACTTAGATGCAGCATTAAGGGTAGCAGGGAAAAAAGTTGTTTTAGTTAGGAAATCTACTACTACTGCTGCAAGCATAGCGGCTAATGGTGGAGCATTAGTTAATGGTTCTTTAACTAAACCATTACCAACGACACTTTATACCGCAACCACCTGTGTATGTGATGGTACTGATTGGTACTGCAGTAATGGGCAGGCTTTATAAAAATTAAATAAAATAAAAGTGGACGTTAGAAAAATATCAATAGGAACAGATTTCAAGACTGCCATGCACTACCTTGTAGGCCAAAGCATCTTGGGAGACTCCTATGTGATACACCTTATAAAGTTTAACCCAAAAAACTCTTCTTACAAACTCTATATAGAGGAAGTGAATGGAGATGTGGTTGTTCTTTGGAAGGAGTTTAACTCTAACCTCCCTATAACAGTAGAATATAATATAAACTTTTGAGGTCACCAAGTCAATTTATAGTAACACCACACACAGGCAAAAGATATAATAACACAAAGAAACTCGGAGGAGTTGATTTAATAGTAAGCACATCAGAGGAAGACCACAGGTTTTCAAACAGATACGCTACAGTTATTGCATTACCTTTGTCCTATAAGGGAGGAGCACAGGTTGGTGATACTCTTTTGGTTCACCATAATGTTTTTAAATTTTACAACGACATGAAAGGGAGTCGTCAAAGCGGAAAAAGTTTTTTAAAAGAAGACTTGTTCCTAATAGATAATGACCAATTCTATATGTATAAAAATAAAAACGGATGGAATCCTCACGACAGATATTGCTTTGTTAAGCCGAGTCCTGTAGAGGAGTCTTATATATTTAAACCATTTAGTGAAGAGCCCTTGGTTGGTGTTATTAAGTACCCAAACAAATACTTAATAGATAAGGGTGTTAGGGCCGGTGACAAAGTTAGCTTTAAACCTGAGAGTGAATATGAGTTTATTGTAGACGGAGAAAAGTTATACAGAATGTATGACCATCAAATAACCCTTATGCTATGACTCACAAGGAATTAAAACAAAATATAATTACAGCAGGGAGAAGAGCGGTAGAGCAGTTGATAAAGGTTGCAAAAGAAGATATCATTAAGCCGGACCCTGAAGATGAATTAGCAGCAGATAGATTAAAGAATGCGGCGGCTACAAAAAAGTTAGCCATCTTTGATGCTTTTGAAATATTAAATAAAATAGAAGACGAGGAGGAGAAGCTGAGTGATGAGCCAAGTAAAAAGAAACAAACAAATCAAGGGTTTGCAGAAAGAAGGTCAAAATAAACTTTATAGGGTACTAAAAAATTACATACCTAAATCTGTCTTTGCAAATAAGAACAGAAGTAAAAGTTGGAAGTACGGGTACGATGAGAAGTATGACCTTGTAGTGATATCAAAAACAGGACAGATAGGAGAGGTTGTAGATATTCAAGGATTACAAATAGGACTACCCAAGACTCCTAAAGATTGTCACCAAAGAAACTCAAAAAAAACAGAGCAGTATTGGGAGCGATTAGATATTCCAAAAGAACTTTCAAGAATAAATTCTATATTCCGGTGGAATGAAATGAGCTCTACCTTCAAGGATAGGTGGGTAGATTATATTGAGTCTGAGTTTGACAAAAGGGAATATGGTTATTGGTTTATGAACAACGGAGTTCCCACTTATATTACAGGGGCACACTATATGTACTTGCAATGGACGAGTATAGATGTTGGATATCCTGATTTCAGAGAGGCGAACAGAATATTATTCTTGTATTGGGAGGCTTGTAAAGCTGACAAGAGAAGCTTTGGAATGACGTACTTAAAGATTAGACGTTCAGGCTTTTCGTTTATGAGCTCTTCAGAGTGCGTTAACATTGCCACATTAGCAAAAGATTCTCGAATAGGAATATTATCAAAGACAGGTTCAGATGCTAAGAAGATGTTTACGGATAAAGTGGTACCAATATCACAGAGGCTTCCATTCTTTTTTAAACCCATACAGGATGGTATGGACAAACCAAAAACAGAGTTAGCATTTAGGATTCCTGCATCTAAGATTACAAAAAAGAATATGCACGAAGTAGCCAATGATGACATGGAAGGACTTGACACTACCATAGATTGGAAGAACACAGATGACAACAGTTATGATGGTGAGAAGCTTTTGATGTTGGCACACGATGAGAGTGGTAAATGGCTTAAGCCAAACAACATACAGAATAATTGGCGAGTAACAAAGACTTGTCTAAGGTTGGGTAGTAAAATTATTGGCAAGTGTATGATGGGCTCAACTGTTAACTCAAAAAGTAAAGGTGGAGGAGCGTTCAAATCTTTATATGAAGACTCCAACCTTAAAACTCGAAACGCAAACGGTCAAACCAAAAGTGGGCTGTATAGTTTATTTGTTCCTATGGAGTGGAATATGGAAGGGTTTATTGATGTGTATGGAATGCCGGTGTTTAGAAAACCTGCTGTCTCTGTGTTGGGCGTTGACGGTGAGATTATTTCAAATGGAGCTATTGATTATTGGGAAGCAGAGGTTGATTCTTTAAAGAACGACCCTGATGCTTTAAATGAATTTTATAGACAGTTTCCCCGAACAGAGTCTCACGCATTTAGGGATGAGAGTAATCAGTCATTATTTAATCTTACTAAGATATACCAACAGATTGACTATAACGATGCTATGATTAAAGAACACTACATTACTCGAGGTTCTTTTCATTGGAAGAATGGTGCTAAAGATACTGAGGTTATATGGAGTCCTGACAAAAGGGGTAGGTTCAATGTATCTTGGACACCGAGAAAGGGTATGAATAATAAAGTGGAAACTCGAGGTGGAATTAAGTATCCGGGCAATGAGCATATAGGAGCGTTCGGATGTGACTCTTATGACATATCAGGAACTGTAGGCGGTGGAGGTTCTAACGGAGCTCTTCATGGTCTTACTAAGTTTAGTATGGATGAGGCACCAAGCAATGAGTTTTTCTTGGAGTATGTGGCCCGGCCTCAAACAGCAGAAATATTTTTTGAAGAAGTATTGATGGCGTGTGTGTTTTATGGTATGCCTATACTTATAGAGAATAATAAGCCAAGACTTTTATACCATTTTAAAAACAGAGGTTACAGGGGGTTCTGCATGAATAGACCTGACAAACACTATACGAAGCTGTCTAAGGCAGAAAGAGAACTCGGAGGTATACCTAATACAAGTGAGGATGTTAAACAGGCTCACGCTGCAGCTATAGAGTCTTACATTGAAAAGTATGTAGGTATGGATACTGAGGGCACATTTAGGGATAGTGAGTTAATGGGCACCATGCCTTTCGCAAGAACTCTTGAGGATTGGGCAAGGTTTGATATAACAAACCGAACCAAGTTTGATGCATCTATAAGTTCAGGGCTTGCTATAATGGCTTGTCAAAAGCATTTGTATACACCTCAGAAAAAAGAGTCGAAAATAAGTATTAACTTTGCAAGGTATACTAATAAAGGAACAACAAGTGAAATAATCAGATGAGAGACGTAAAGATAAACATTTCATCTGCGGGTTTTCCGAGTCAATTTGTTTCTGATGCTGAGAAAGCAACAGACGAATTTGGATTACAGATTGGTCAAGCCATTCAATATGAGTGGTTCAAGAAGGACGGGAATCAGTGCAGGTACTATAGCCAATGGAGAGACTTCCATAAACTTAGACTATATGCTCGAGGAGAGCAGTCAGTTGCAAAGTATAAAAATGAACTCGCTGTAGATGGTGACCTCTCATATTTAAACCTTGATTGGACACCTGTTCCTATCATACCTAAGTTTGTTGATATAGTTGTGAATGGAATGTCAGACAGATTGTTTCAAGTCAAAGCTTATGCTCAGGATGCTTTATCTCAGCAGAAGAGAAACAAGTATCAAGATATGGTTGAGGGGCAAATGGTTGCCAAGGATACTTTGGAGATTATACAAGAGAAGACAGGGGCGAATCCATTTATAATGGAGCCTGATGACCTTCCTCAAAACGATGAAGAACTTTCTCTCTATATGCAGCTTAACTACAAGCCTGCTATAGAGATAGCAGAAGAAGAAGCAATCAATACTATATTCGAAGAAAATCACTACATAGACTTAAGAAAGAGATACGATTATGATTTGATGACTCTTGGGATATCTGTTGCTAAGCACGAGTTCCTTGAAGGAGCCGGCGTAAAAGTCTCTTATGTGGACCCTGCTAATGTAGTATACAGTTACACAGAGGACCCACACTTTAAAGATTGTTTTTATTGGGGCGAGATTAAAACGCTTCCCATAACAGAGCTTTTAAAAATAGACCCAACACTTACTAATGATGACTTAGAAGAAATTAGTAAATACAGTCAGAGTTGGTACAACTATTATAATGTTGCTCAGTATTACGAGAATGACATTTTCTACAGAGATACAGTTACGGTAATGTACTTTAACTACAAGACCACAAAGAAGATGGTCTACAAGAAAAAGATTCTTGAGACAGGTGGTTCTAAGGTAGTTGAGAAAGACGATACCTTTAACCCTCCACAGGAGATGATGGAGGAAGGTAGATTTGAGAAGTTCGAAAAGACTATTGATGTTTGGTATGATGGTGTTATGGTTATGGGAACAAACATCCTACTTAAGTGGGAGCTTGCTCATAATATGGTAAGACCAAAGTCTGCAAGTCAGCACGCTTTACCAAACTATGTTGCAGTAGCACCACGAATGTACAAGGGAGTTATTGAGTCATTGGTTAGAAGGATGATTCCTTTTGCTGATTTAATTCAAATTACCCACCTTAAGTTACAGCAGGTTATATCAAGGGTAGTACCTGATGGTGTCTATATAGATGCAGATGGATTAAACGAAGTAGACTTGGGGACAGGTCAAGCGTATAATCCGGAGGATGCGTTACGTCTTTATTTTCAAACCGGTAGTGTTGTAGGTAGAAGCTACACTCAAGACGGGGATTACAATCAAGGCAAGGTTCCAATCAAAGAGCTTCAGTCTTCTTCAGGCGGCTCCAAAACTCAGATGCTAATAGCTAATTACAATCACTACCTGAATATGATTAGGACGGTTACAGGATTAAACGAAGCGAGAGACGCTTCAACCCCTGACCCTAACTCATTGGTGGGTATACAAAAATTAGCAGCCTTAAATTCAAACACGGCAACTCGACATATACTCGATGCAAGTCTTTATGTTTACAGAAGTTTAGCTGAAGCATTGACATATAGGGTGGCTGATATTTTAGAGTACGCAGATTTCAAAGATGACTTTGTAAATAAAATAGGAAAGTATAATGTTAGTATATTGAATGACATTTCAGACTTATACATATATGACTTTGGAGTCTTCATAGATGTAGCACCCGATGAAGAGCAAAAAGCTTTGCTTGAGCAGAACATTCAGATGGCCCTACAAAAACAAGATATTAATCTTGAAGATGCTATTGACATCAGAGAGGTAAAGAATATAAAATTAGCTACTCAGTTACTCAAGGTAAAACGTAAACAAAAGCAAGAAAGAGACAAGAAGGCTGAACAAGAAAAACAGGCTTTCCAAGCACAGCTAAATATGCAGTCTCAACAGCAAGCAGCACAGAATGCAATGCAAAAGCAGGAGGTTGAGTTAAATGCAAAGATGCAACTTAAGCAGGCTGAGATAGCATTTGAGCTCGAGAAACTTAAAGGAGAAGCTCAGCTTAAGAGTCAGCTTATGGCCGAGGAGTTTGATTACAATATGAAGCTACGAAACATTTCTGAGAATGCACTACAAAGTAGAGAGACGCAGAGGGAAGATGCTAAGTCAGAAAGAATTAGCAAACAAAATACACAGCAGTCTAAGTTAATTGACCAACGAAAAAATAATCTACCCCCGCAAAACTTTGAGACTTTTGAATCCAATGAGGATAGCTTAGATGGGTTTGATTTGGCAGAGTTCTCGCCAAGATAATTAAATAAAATGCAAAAAAAATTATTATTAAATTTGTAAAAATTAAATTAAATGGAAATTAAAGTAAGAGAAGTTGGTGGTTCTGAAGAGAAATCACGGGCTCAAGTTGAGCAAGAATTATTAGACAAGGCTGAGAAAGATAATTTTGGAGAAGAGAATGCTAACACTGACGGAGTGGAAGGAAGCACTGAGGGTGCCACCGCCACACCGGAACAAGAAGAAATACAGCCGCAAGGCGAAGCACAAGAATCCTCAGAGTTAAATGAGGAAGACGTTCTTTCATATATTAAGAATAGGTACGATAAGCAGATAGACTCTGTGGGTCAGTTGTTTGAAGAAAAAGAATCAAACGAAGAGCTACCCGAAGATGTTGCTGCTTATTTTGAGTACAAGAAAAAAACAGGCCGTGGAATCTCAGACTATGTTAAGTTACAACAGGACTTTGATTCTATGGACGAAAACACTTTGCTAAGAAACTACCTTGCTACAACAGAGGAAGGTTTAGATTCTGATGACATAGATGTCCTTATGTCTGATTATGAATATGATTCAGATATTGACGAGGAGTCTGACATTAAGAAAATAAAAATAGCAAAGAAAAAAGCGATTGGAAAAGCCAAGAGATTTTTTAATGAGCAGAAAGAGAAGTATCACAAGCCCCTTGAGTCAAGTACGGCTAAGCTCTCTGAAAGTGATTCTAAAAAACTTGAGGAATACAACCAATATATAAAGCAGGCGACAAGCTT